TCAGGACGCTTGAGATGTGACACCACAATCAGTGCAATGCCTGTCTCTTGTACAAGCATACGCAACTTAGTCATGATCTCGTCTATTGCTTTGCGCTCATCACCACTGGCTTGAGCAGACACCACGATACTAATATGATCGAGGAATACATAACTACACCCCAGTCCTTTGGCAAGATACCGTACTCGACTAATGATGTTATCAACACTGGTACTACCAAAGTGATCGAACAGATATATACGGTCAGTGCCGAGGGTCTCCAAGAAAGCATCTTCTTTTTCTCCGATAGTTGCATCGCAGTCCGGTAGATGCAAAGGTTTGTTAGCCGCAAGCGACATGATGGACAGCGCAGTCTTTCGCACTGACTCCTCCAAGAACATAAGACCTAGGTTGTCCTCTGTCTTGTTCAGTACACTCCACACAATCTCTCGCACAAACTGAGACTTACCAAGTCCTGAACCTGCTGTGATTGTGACTAGCTCACCCTTCCGTATCCCATAGGTCAACTTGTTCAGCCCTTCAAAAGGATACGAACAGTCGGACGGTTCAATAGGGCGTAGCACTTCTTCCAGTAATGACGAACCGACAATGATGCCGTCAGGTACGTGTTGATCTGCTTGCCACCATAGCTCCCGGAATGTACCGTCTTGTTTGGTGCTGAGATAATCACAAGCATCCTTCATCTCTGCCTTGTGTTTGAACACCTTAGACTTGGAGCCAAACAACTCCGCCACTTGAGCTGATGCACGTTTACCTGCCTCGTCACCATCAAAACAAATCACGATAGTGTCAAAGGAATCGAGCCACTCATACTGTGCTTGCACGTCCTTAAGTGCAGACGTAGCACCGTTGCGGATAGAGACAACAGGAAACTTTGAGCCTGTCATTTGATATGCGGCCATTGCATCGAACTCGCCTTCAACGAGTGTCACAAACTTACCGCCTTTGCTGAACAAGTTTTGTCCAAACAATTGAGCTGACTTCCAATCACCATTGATAAAGAAATCCTTGTCAGGTGTCCGAGTCTTTGTTGCGACTACCTTGCCTTGGACATCCGTGTATCCAAACTTGTAGTCTTTCCCATCAAATAGACACTTGTATGTCCGCGCAGTCTCCGAGCTGATGCCTCGATCAAGGATCGTCCGGTATTGAGATGTGTCAAATAAACTGGACACACCTGCCTCTAACACTTTTGCTTGCACCTTAACCTCCGTATGGGTTGGTGTACTTTCTTGCGATGCAGTGAACGCTTCGCAATTAAAACAGAATGATGAGCCATCTTCGTTGTAAGACAGCGCATCACTGGAGCCACAATCATTGCATGGTTGGTGCGTCTTGACAAATGGCACTCTCATTCTCCTTGTATGTGTTTGCTAACAACAACAAAGCATACGCTTCTTTTGGATCATTGCAATAGTCAGCCATGCGGTGCAGGGTCTTCAACAATCCATACTTGTAAATCACTTCGCATATTGAAACAAACGCTTCATGCTCACGCATCTCTGTCAACGCCAGTTCAAATTCAACATCACTCTCAAACATAATCTTGTCCATAACTTAATCCTCTAAAGAGATAACTAAGTATAATAATAATTTATATGCTTAGTTAATAACTAAGTAATCAGTTTAGCATGAATCATGATCAATGTCAATAACATCATGCACCGTCATCAGATCAGCCCTATCGAGAGACTTCACATCATCTCTGATTGTCCCGTAACAATCGTTACAAAGATCGAGGAAGTCCTCGTAAGTAGCTGATTTTCTTGTTGATTCAAAATCCGTTAAGACTTTGTTACAGGCTTGACATCGCATTGTTTACCCCAAGGTTTTGTGATCATCCAATGACCACAGGGTATCACACCATGCCACTCTTTGTCAAACGAATTACGAGGGACATACAGTCCTCCTTCACGCCTCTCAAGATTGTACTGCTCCCGATATCGGCTCGCAAACTGTCGTATTGAGTTCACACTTTTGTTGAGAGCCTTCGCTATCTCAGGTGCAGTGTATCCGTTGTGCCACATCGACACAAACGTCTTGATGTGTTCATCTGTGTATGTTCTTGCCCAACCTTGACTCATTTAGTAATCCCCTATGTCTGTGTCCCAGTCTTTCATGTCTACGTTCAAATACTCCTCATGCACTGATCTCAGTAACACTTTCATGTCGATCAGGTTTCGGTACGTATCGTCCAACCGTTCATCATCTAACAAATGCGTCTCGTCGAGTGCTTCAATCGCTTGATCAACGTGTAACGCGGCATGGCTTATCGCCCTCAATGTTTTATCAGTCATACATCGCCTCCGATATCATGTTATGCCCTATAATATTTGCGGCAGTGTCGATACGCTCACGCATAAAGTCAAGCTGTTTGTTCTTCTGTTGTATGCGTTCGATTGCTCGATGGATAACATCGTGTGTTATTCCTGCGTGCGAGCCTGCAATAGTCTCCAACGCCTCAAATATTTCTTCGTCTGTAAAGTATTTCATTTTACTTCCTCAACTATTGTTTCGATCACATCAATATACTCTTGATCGTCCGGCCATACGTCAACCGTCGCCTTGCAAGCCTCTGTTTCGTTGTCAGCTTCGACATAGTATCGAACCTCAACAACCCATCTCTCCGCCACACAATATTTTTGACTCATCATAACTCTCCAGTAGGTTGGTATAGCCCTGCTAACGAACGTCGCTCACAGGGCTTTACAATGCGTCTCAGGCTACTTTACGAGCTGAAACACATACTTGTTTTTGAGGGTTGGGTGACGGTACAGGCTGAAACGTCCTTTCAGATACGTTGACCCTGCCGCATTGAAACGGTTCTTGTCATCGCTTGAGATTACAAACCAGTGACCCTTCTTCATCTTCTCAAAGAAGTCTCCGTAGTGCGACACATTCGGGCTTGATGTTGTCCGACGTGGTGCAGGCGTTGACTTGATTACGATGTTTTCAAAATTTACTTTACACATTTTCACTTTCTCCAGTGTTTAAGTTTATTTGTGGACAGCTTCCACATACAAGGACGACGACACATCGTCCAAGTTTCGACTGGTAGCTTACGCCAGTCTCATCAGTGTGGTTTTTATTCAACCTCCTGCATCTGAACATCATCATACCCTTCATCACAATTCCAGACACTACAAATATGGTATGCCGTATCAAAATCAACAGGGTAATCTGTCACTTCAGTGCCACCGACCCAGACTGTGTATTTCTTTTCATCACTCATCTCAAAACTCCTCATCAAATCCATATCAGTGTGGTATTAAAGTTCATTCTCACGGTACTCAACAAGTTTCTGCGTGGTGTACTTCAAAGACACCATCACTTGATCGAGCGTCTCTGACTCTGTGTCACCAGTGTCGTGCAGTATCTCCATGGCCTCGTTCAGTAAATCCAAAACCTCCCCTGTTTGTTTGTCGATCAACCTATTGATCCTGATTCTATTGTCATTACTGATTGTCATCATCTTCCTCGTCCTCCTCATACTCAAGCAAGATTCTCAGATAACCGTAATCATCCGTCAACACTTCATAGTTTAACTTTTCCAGATATTCAAACAATTCACTCCTGTTCATACGATTACTCCTCAGTATCAAGACCAAACAACCAAGCCATGAACCCACCGAATCCCAGAACTAAACAGAACCCGGCAATGCCTGCTATTGTGAAAAACAATCCTTCCATATCAGTACCACTCCTGTGCTTTTGCAATTCCCCAAGCGAGGAACGTCATTGACCAAATTATTAACATTGTTTCTTCTGCCCCAGTCATCAGTATGTCTCCCCTAGTAGTTCGTCCATTGCTTCTCTTATTTGGATCAGTGCATATTCGACAGCGTTGTTTGCGTTGTCAAGTGCTACGCTGTCATGCTCCTGCGTTTCAATCAGTGCGTCCCCTGCTTCGTTGAGGCTCTGACGAGCCTCTCTCAGTGCTGTTAGAATTTGTGCATTTGTCATAGCTGAATCTCCGCTAGTTCGTTCATTAATCGGTCTTGTTTGACCAGTCCAATATGGATTTTCTTGAACTCCTCGATAATCTCTCGCAGTTCTAACACTCGATCCATGAGAATCTCTGGCTCAAGGTCATCGTTCGCCAAGTCTGAGGCGTTGCGGTCTAGTTCTTCTTCCAAGTCAATCAACTCACACAATGCGTTTTCAAAGAAATTCATCTTTTAACCCTCCAAATAACTTGCGTCGATGTTAAATTGCTTTAGTGCCTCAATACAACCCTTCGGAGGCATCATCATCGTGTAGCTGTCGTAGTCAACCACAGCACCATCGTAGATGCAGAGCTGACCGCAACCCATTTCTTCATCGGTGGAGACGTGACCCCACCACATGACCCAACCTTCGTCCGAGTCGATATCCTTGCCGATGATTTCACCGACTCCCCAGTCGCCAACAAATCGCTCTCTCATGCTACCGCCTCCTTCGGATAAAACTTCGCTTCAACCATACCCATCACTTGAGTAAACAATATCTGATATGCGAGCGATGTCATGTGTAAATCTATATCGTTCGCAGGAAACTCCAGTCCCATATCATGCAACGCATCTTCCGCATCACTGAACAGAGAATAACTGTTCATCCGTATCGAGCTGACCAAATCCCATGCGTTCGCAGTGTAGATGACCTCCGCACAGCTATCGACCACCTCATGAGCGCAGTCAAACCAGTCTTCAAACGTCCAGTCGTCTTGTGACTCCAATACCACAGCCTGAAACAGCGCGTTCGTAATCTCTGAAAATTCTTGATAGTTCATGGTGCTTCCTCCAATGTTAGCTTCCCAAGACTCCAGAGCGAGGGTACTCCGGAGTTTCGGCTGTTAGCTAGACAGCCTCGTCAGTTGGGGATACTTCCTGTATCTGGATTAACTGCATCTCGTCCGCAACGATATTCTCATACTCCTCCTCAGAGATCGAGTGCGGAGAGTGTTGCACTATGTGGTCGACAGTCTCCATTAACCATTCGCTTGCAAGCTCCTCAGCCTCCCACCACTCAAGAGGTGTGCTGATCTTTGGATCAGTGTCTAGGGCGCAGATTGATTGTCTAACAATGTATTTCATGTCAGTTCTCCTTATTGGTTAACAGGCAAGGTTGCCATGTGCTTCGCTGTGTCCATCGCATCTTCCCGATCATCGGTATGATACGTCGCATCTGGGATACCTTTGATCCGAACTTCGTACTCGTCGTGATGCTCGACATAATGTACCGCGATGCGTGCTGTGATTTGTTTTACTTTCATGTTTGTTACCTCATTGGTTCTTTGTCGTAAGTAACCTTGCAGGTAGCGTGCCAACTTTTGACCCCAGTGTTCATGCGGGTTGTAGCGATTGCCTTAGACCTAAGTCGTAGTGCGAATGTGTTACCTGTTACGATTGGTAATACTGTTTGTGTTACTGTGGGTAACAGTGGTTTGTGCAGGTGCGTGAAAGTTGCAGACAGCGTGCAGAGTTTGTGGAGCTGTCGGTGTAGGTGTCGCTGACAGGTGTCTCTCTCAAGTGTCTCGAGAGGGTGCTTCCTAGACACTCACACGTCGACTAGGCAGATCGATACAGACTCCGGAAATCTGCGCAGAATGAACCGTGTGTGCGCGCAATTGCGTGCGTGTGTGCGCCTGTGACGCATGGGCGGGGGAGGGGGCGCGCGTTTACAATTTTATACAGTACCTACTCAGATACAAAAAAGAGTGAATTTAGAATTAAGTAAATAAGAATAATTCGCATTAACATTTGCAATAAGTTACTACCTATCATTTAGTTATAAGTATATTGTTTTTATAACTAAAAAGTGCGTCTGCGGAGATGCAGGACTCCTGAAACCCGCTGAAGTTAAATGGGGAGAGTAAGAATCTGCACTGTTTGTACTGAAAAGACTTGACAAATCCTAAAAAGTATGCTACAATATATGTACTTTAGAGATACGAAGGCAACCTATGCACCTCTTAGCATAACTTCCTTCAAACATTCTAACAGAATACGAAGCATTTATTATTTTTAAATACTAAGATGCAGAGTTAACGACTTAGTAACTACATAGAGTACAGCAATGACTGAGAATACTCAACCGAGGAAGCGAGGAAGACCCAGAAAATCCCTTGTTGAATCGAAGAAAGACGGCAATCGAGGGCAACGGGGTAGACCACCCGGCGATGCATCAATCATTAACGAGTATAAAGCTCGTATGTTGGCTTCTCCGAAGTCGCAAAAGGTGTTAGATTCAATCATGGATGCCGCGTTGAATGACGAACACAAGAATCAGGCGGCGGCATGGAAGTTGTTGATGGATCGGATGTTGCCCGTCAGCTATTTTGAGAAAGACAAAAACAATACTGGGCGTTCTGCTGTGTCTATCACCATTACAGGTGTAGGCGGAGAAACTGTAATCACAAATGACGAGGACATTATTGATGTTACCCCCGAATCTGATTGAACAAATCAAGGAAGACCTTGTTAAGCACGAAGGGTACGTCACTGAAATCTATTTGTGTTCTGAAAACTATCCTACCTTTGGGATTGGTCACATGGTCACTGAAGAAGACATGGAATATACATGGCCTGTGGGTACACCAGTGACTGATGAGCGTATCCTCCAAGTATTTCATGACGATTGTAATGCCGCGTGTACTGATGCCAGTGCATTGTTTCTAAACTTTAGCTCACATCCTGAAGATGTACAGCGTGTGTTGGTGAACATGGCGTTTAATTTAGGGCGTAATCGTCTAAGCAAGTTTAAGAATATGATTCGTTACGTGAATGAAGGTAATTACTTAATGGCGGCAAACGAAATGGTTAACTCAAAGTGGTATACTCAAGTAGGTCGTCGTAGTCAAGAACTGGTTGACATTATGAAGGAAACAAAAGCAAATGCCTAAGTTAGTTCCTTTTGATCCTGAACAACATACGCCAAAAGATATTGGACTAGGTGGCCCTTCAACAGAATACTTAGTAACTATTGATTCTCCAGAAGGCGAAGTAATGGTTGTCCCTAGTATTTGGTGGGATGAAGAAGGTGAACCTACATTTCTTGGTAACCTTGAGAACAATGAAATTGACCAAGACAATATTTTACAATTAGTCCAAGATTACGAAAAAGAAACTGGACTATCGTTTCCTCGATTTGGTAAAGCAGGTGTTGAAGATAACTACAAACTTGCAGACCAATGGGCAATGAAACGTAGTAAAGAAGGTGGAGCATCAGAAGTTCCTTTACCTTATTCGTTTACTGATTTAGAACTTGATCCTGATTTATTTAAAGGTTCATTGTAAGTGGAGCTTAATGTTGAGTTGCTTCCTTGGCAACAGGAAGTCTTTAACGATCCAACACGATTCAAGATTGTAGCTGCAGGACGGCGTACTGGTAAGTCTCGTCTAGCCGCATGGCAGTTAATTATTTATGGACTGCAAACTAACCGTGGTCATGTGTTTTATGTTGCTCCGACTCAGGGGCAGGCTCGTGACATTATGTGGTCTACTCTGCTAGAGTTAGCGCATCCTGTTATTAAGACATCCCATATTAACAACTTGCAAATCACTCTCATTAACGGTTGCACTATTTCACTAAAGGGTGCTGATAGACCAGAGACGATGCGTGGTGTATCCCTGAAGTTCCTTGTGATGGATGAATATGCGGATATGAAGCCTAGTGTATGGGAACAGATTTTACGTCCTGCGCTTGCTGACCAGAAGGGTGAAGCCATGTTTATTGGTACACCGATGGGGCGTAACCACTTCTATGAACTGTATCA